AGAAGAAGTTGTTTGCACCTAAAGTACATACAGCTCTCTCACTCAAGAAATTTACTTCCATAGCATCTAAGTCACTTGTTCTTGCTCCACCAGCTGAACCAGTGATCCAAGACTTGTAACGTCTGTCTTCAGTTTCTGAAGCTCTATATCTAACGTGTAAGAATGGTCTCTTAGCGTTTTTACCTAATACTTGATCATACACAGTTGTAGATCCAGCTGGTACTAAAAGTCCATTGACTTTACCTGCATTGATACCACCTCTCATTGTAGGATCGTTTAAGTATTTCCAGTCAGACTTGTAGAAGTCATATCCTCTTCGGAATCCTGTAAACCCTAAGTTTAACGCCATATCTTTATCATTATCAAATAAACCATATGAAGTACCACCTGCATATCCTGCATTTTGAGCAGCTAACATATCGTCAATATCAAAAGAAAAATCTCTATCTACGAAAATAACATTTTCTTCAATAGCTCCTTGCTTATCAAGTCTTTGAATTATAGTGTCAAATTGAGCTAAAGTCGTTGGGTTTCCACCACCGAATACGTTACCTCTGTTTCCTACTACATAGAAAATTCCTTCAGATCCAGACTCTCCTGCTACAGAAGCTCCTGCTGCTGTACCTTGTAAGTAGTCTCCTGCACCAGATGCTGCTGCTGCTGGTACTGCTTCAATCATTGCTGTTTCTAAGTAATCTTCAAAACGCAATCTTGTATCGTGTTCAGATTTTAAATACCATAAGTATCCATTTGCTCCGCCTTCACTTGTTACTTCTACCCATCCAATTTGAGCCATGTCAGAACCAGAAACAGAATACTTGTCTTTGATAATGATTGGTTTGTTTTGGAAAAAGAAATCATCAGATTCTAAAGAACCTTGCATTCCGTTTACTCCTTTTGCAAATTCAGAACCATATACAAATATATCACATGAAGTTCCAAGAGCCATTGTTTGTCCACCACCTTCGTAGTAAGCAATAGTTACCTTGTTTGGATTAGCAGCTGTTGGAGCTACAGATATAATACCTTTGTTTTGTAAAGTTGAACCTGGTGTGTTATCAGAGATCATTACAGTTTGCCCAGCTCTTAAAGCTGCTTGACTTGCTGTTCCACCTAAAGCTGGATTGAAGTTAGTAATGTTATTTGGAATAGTCCAAACACCATCATCAGCTCCAACAGCCGCAGCTGATGTACAAGCTTGATATTTAGTGTGTAATCTTCCTTGTTCTGCCCATTTAATAAGGTCAGAATTAGAAGGCATTTCAGCACCTACCATTCTTAAGAATGATGCTACTGATCTGTTTCCATAACGCTCAAATTCCTTTTCATGAACATCTGGAAGATATTGGTTCAAGAAATCAAAGTTAGTTATGTAGTTTGTTGATAAAGGAGTTTGCTGCGCACTTGGCTGCAAGTCAAATCCTGGTGTTACATTTACTGCCATAATTTTTAATTTTTAATTTTTTAATTATTTTTTCTACTTTTAATTTTGAGTCCTCTTCCACTATCGTTGCTTACACCCATAGGTCTAATCGTAATTCCATTTTTGGAAACCGATTGAGATTGTTGTCTAACATCCATGTTAATGTTTTTTGATTTCCTTGAAACATTATCAACGGTTGCTGCAACTCCCTGTTCGTAAAAGTGCTTTGCAAATTTATCAGGATTCATAGCTACCGAAAAGGCCTTATGATATCCAACAGGATCAGCAATTAAACCATCTTTGTCCATAAATTTGTTAATGAAATTATTAACATCAGACTGAACATTTTTTAATTCTTGTGCATCTCCTGGTTTAAAAGAAATATTTTTTTCACCAACTGAAAATTCAAAACCTTTGAACTCGTTGTTAAAAACCGACTCGGTTTTATCTAAGAAATAACTGTACCTCTTTTTGTTTAAATCTTCAATACTTTTAGATTCCTCCATATACTTTTTATAAGCTTCGATGCTTTCTTCCTGATCTTCTGACAACCCACCCCCACTTGACTCAAGAGGAATTTTATATTTGTCTTTCTGTTCATTAAGAAATTTCTTTGCCTTAGAAAGTTCTCTTTTTTTCGCTAATTTTATTTTTCTAATATCTTTCTCATCATCTAAGTCTTCATCATATGAAAACTTGTCATTAATAATGTCTTGAATATCATCAGAATCTAAACCATCTTCAGTAGATTCATAATAATTAGCAAGTACAGCATTGTCATCCATCGCATCAATGTCTTTTTGTAATTTATAAAAGTCATTAATTCCACGACCAGTTTCCTGCTTGTACTTCAAATACGCAGATACATCTTCTGGTAATTCCTCGTTTGATTTTTTTTCCTCAAACAAATCATCAATAGAATTTATATCCTTATTGTATCTTTTCTTTATATACGAAAGAACATCATCATCGCCAAACTCTGGCGTGGACGCTTCTTCGATTTTAGTTTCATCAACCGATGTTTCTTCGGTAGTTGAATTTTCATTTTGACTTAAGTCTACTTTTTCTGCTTGCTGAGAATTATCCTGTTGGTTTTCAAATTGTTCTGCATGTTCTTTTAATAATGCTTCTTCAACTTGCGCCCTTGATTTTTCTTCAACGTTTGCGTCTACTGCTTTTACTTTAAATTCCATTTGATTATATTTTTAACAAAGTTAATATTTATTTTAATTAAATTTTTAGCTATTTTAAATATTCGAGAAACGCCTCCTTGCTTCCCATTGTACTTTTTTGGTTCTACCAAGCATACTTTTTTTACCTACCCTTTTATTAAAATCATCTCTTACTTGATTTAATTGTGGGCCTGCTGACTTTTCTATCATTACTTATATTTATCTTGGGTTAAATTCAGCTAAATCAAAACCATCTAAACTGTCTTCGTTAGATTCAAAGTTTATTGCTGGTAAGTCTCTCTTTTTTTGTTCTATCATTTTAGACGTTTGAGTAGACTGCTGACTTATTCTTTTGTCTTTTGCTTTTTCTCTTTCGTTTTCTCTTGACTTTAAATTTTCGCTTTCCATTCCTTTTAACTGCATTTGCATTTGGAATTCTACTTGCATTAACTGTTGTTTTAATTCTGCTTCTCTTTGCAATTTTTGTATATCAAAACCAACCTCTGCTTCTTTTAAAGCCATTTTAGATTGTGTTTCAGCCTGCTGTGTCTGCATTGCTAATTGAGCTTGAGCCTGTTGTGCTTGCATTTGCATTTGTGCCTGCATTTGCTGTTGTTGCATTTGCTGCTGCTGCTCCCTATCTTGTTTAGCTTTTCTTTTTACTTTAAGTAATTGATTAGCCATTTTTATATTAGAAATTTCTCTAATATCTATAGCGTCTTCTAAACTTATATTTTCTTTAGATAAAGCCATTTGTATATTTTGTTCTAACATAGCCTTCTGTTCTTCATCAGGCATCAGCTCTATAAATATTCCAAAGTCATGTAAATACAAACTTTTAATATCTTCTAATATTGATAAATTATATTTACCAATTTGCATAGCAAACTCATCTTTGAAATCAGCATACTCTAAAACATCTGCTGTTCTTATTGATAAACATTCAGCTAAAGTTTTTGTTATATATAAACTTGCATTTAATATATGTCTTGTTGCTACATTTGAATTCAATGCAGCTAATTTTTGAACGCCAACCAAAGAGTTAGGGTCTGGACTTGAACCATCACGAGCTTCATTTAATCCTGTCACAGACCTAATCATATCTAAGTAATGATTGTAGTTGCCAATAAGCATTTGCATCTTGCTTGCGCCACTATTAGCCGTTAATTGAGTAATTGGAACTCGTGCATTATTATATTCTCCATCTTGAGTATAACTTCTACCAATAACACTACCTGTCTGGAAATAAAGTCTTAAAGCATCTTCTGGATTATATGCGTTTCCTGTTCCTAAGTCAACTTCATTCAATCCATCGGCATCAATAAAAACACCGTCTGGAACTACTCTTGAAACTACTTGTTGTATTTTTAAATGACTAATCTGAATTAAATCAGCAAAAGGAATCATTCTTTTAACTAAAGATTCTAACTGACCTTTGTACATTTTTGGAGCGCATGCAACATAATTAGGCATTGCATACTGACTTGATGATTTTGGTCTTACCATATTTTCTCCAAGCTTCCACTGGAGCATTATATTAGTTCCCATAACCATAACACCATCATACCATACGTCAATAGTTTTAGTTACTTTTTCAAAACCTCCTTCATCCATCATTTCTTGTGGAGGATTGAATTGATCATCCTTCTCAACAGTTTTAAATGTACCATCAGACATACTTTTCTTTTTGTAAACAAAAGTGTGTGTGGTCTTATAATTAAAATATAATAGGGTAGCTGTATCTCTATGAAACATACTGTTTTCATAAAACTGCTGTGAATTATAATAATCATACCAAGATTGACTGTACTTGGAAATTTCTTTTAAATCTTCGTTAGTTAAAGAAGGATCTATTTTTATTAATTCAGTTATTGGAACTGTTTTTATTTCGCCCCAATAAAATGTGTCTTTAAAATAAGGATCTTCAGTATAGCTATAAACCACATTTGCAGGATCAACATACTCAACTTTAACACCTTCACCTGGCATAAAAAGATGCTTTGCCATACCAATACCTAAAGTAGTAATATCCATATCAACTCTCTTTCGAGTGTCACTATAATGACTCTCTTGAAATAAAGTATCTATAGCTTCTTCTGTTGCAATCTCAATAGCTGGCTTGTAATTCATTTGCATGAAAAGCTCTAACTCTGCATCATTTTCTGGTAAATCTTCTTCTTTTGTTTGAAAAGCATCAATACCAAAATCAGATTCAATTTGTTGAAGTAATGGTTTAGCAAGCATATCACCTTCAACCATTTCTTGATATTCATTTCTTTTTTCTGCTGACAATGCATCTTGAGCAACAGCTTTTACTTTAAAAAGCCTATCGTTCATTCCGTTAACTACAATGTCTACAAATTTTGGTATTATAGGTACTGGAGTCCAATCTAAATTTAAATAAGATAAATCACCATCTACTGCTAATTCATTTTTATATTTAGAAACTGATTGTTCTCCACGAGCATAAAGTCTTAGTCTGTTAAAATCACCCCATTGTGAGTAAAACCTACAAGAACCACTATCTCTCCTAAACCATTCGTATTGTATTGCTTGCCCAACCTGTAGTCCAAACTCCATTGTGTCTTTAACAGAATCTGAAACAAATTGGTCTGGAAATGCAGAGGCATTTACTTGTATCTTTACGTCTTTCATTTATTAAGTAATTGACTAACTGAATTCTTATTATTATATCTTGCAAAGTTAATGCTTATTTTCGATTTTTCTTTAGCTGGTGTATACAAGTGTTTTTGATTAGCCATTATAGCTAA